TTTGAACAAAAATCTCTGTCCGCATAAATATTTGATGGTAACTTTTTTTTTTCTTTAGCTGAAATATCTTCATAATCTGCTAATGGTACATTTTTAACCTCCATAATAAATGGTAATCCATTTTTATCAATACCTGTAAAGTCAAAACGAGAATCTACTTTACCTTCTACATAAATAGATGTTTCCCTCTTCCAACATTTAACATTACTTAACATAGTTAAGAGATTTAATTTTAGAGAAGACTCTACCAATTCTTCAGCTAATTTAGGATTTATACCTATTATGATTTCTTTGTCATGTTCTTTAAATATTGCTAGATGCACTTTATGACTGCAAACTGATTGCTTCTTTTTAGAAATAGGATTTAAATTCATTAATATAGTAGCACCAGCATCTGCTAGACCACAACAACCAAGTGAAGCGGTATGACCCAGTATTTCTAAGCCATTTTCATCTAGAATATCAGCTACATATGGTGTTTTACAAATTTTTGATGGTCTTTTTATAATAGTACCCATACTTAAATTATTTAATTGTAACAATATATTTGACATAGTTGTATTTTATACTTTTACTTAAAATTTATATTTTAGTATTCAATTTTATTTGTATCATATTTATTATTAAAAATATAAATATAGTATAATTAAGAATAATGTCAGTGCCAAATTATTATGATATTAATAAAAAAGTATCAAGTGCAGTTCCTCTTTCTTCAGGAACATATAAACCATTAGATATACCTCCTAATCCTAATCCAAATCCTAATCCTAATCCTAATCCAAATCCTAATCCAAATCCTAATCCAAATCCTAATCCAAATCCTAATCCAAATCCAATTATTACCACATCAACTAAAATGAAAGATTTTGATGGTTTTGTACTAGGAATGCCAAATATATATACTGGAACAAGTGACTATTATAATCCTTCAAAACCACAAAAGGTTAGAATTAAGACATGGCTTAAAAATATTGGAGATAAAGTAAATAAAAATGAACCTATTTTTGAATTATATGGTGTAAATTCGTCAGATCCTATACCAATATTATCAGGTGCAGAAGGTTTTTTAGCTTTCCAAATACCTAAAGAAATTCGTATAGGTTTTGGAGAACTTGCTGCATTATTAGTAACAAAACAAGAAGATGTTAAAGAAGGTATAAACATTTATAAACAAATTTTATCTGGAAAAACAACAAATCCTTCAACAAATCCTTCAACAAACCCTTCAACAAATCCTTCAATAAATCCTTCAACAAATCCTTCAACAAATCCTTCAACAAATCCTCCAACAAATCCTTCAACAAATCCTTCAGAAAGAAAAAATGAAAACCCTGTTTTATCAAGTAGTGCTCGTGGTTCCATCTCAAAAAAAACTTCAGTGCCTATCCCAAATCAACTGAATATAACTATTCAAACAAATATTCCAGGTTATCAAAAAATATTGTTCAAACCATCTATGGTGTTAAAAGATGCAGGAAAAGATGAAAATGTAGTTCAATTTAATCCACTTATAAAATTAGATAAAGCAAAAATTGATCAAGTTCCGCAAAATTATAGAACAAAACAATTTTTCAATAAAGGATTATTTCAATCACTTATTAATTTCACAAATGCAAAACCATTAGAAACCCTTACCTTAGCAAAACGTTATGGATATATAGATAGTAATATTCGCCTTACTTTACAAAATATATTAGGTAATGGTTCAGTTATAACTATAGGTGGAAAACCTTATACAATTGCTGATTTTCGTTGGACAAATGGTGATTGGAAAGTAGATTCAAAACAAAAAAAAGAGGAATTAGATCCGAATAGAATAACTGATCCTTATTTATATTCACAACTTGTAAAAGAAAATCTACTTACTGCTGAAGAGCAATTAAAAAGACTAGAAGAAGTATCACCAGATGTAATATACGGACAAAGTTTTACAGGACCAAAAAATGCTACAGCACGAGGACCTATACCAAGTCCAGGTCCAAGTCCAGGTCCAAGTCCAGGTCCAAGTCCAGGTCCAAGTCCAAGTCCAAGTCCAAGTCCAAGTCCAAGTCCAAGTCCAAGTTCACAAGTCCCATCAGAACCTAAACGTAAAATACAAGCTGCTATTTTAAAACCAGAATGTGATAAAGATGATAAAATAAAATTAGATCCAACAAGATCAGTAAAGACAACTCAAAAAGTAAGATCATTTTTTACAACTCAATTATGGTTGTCTTTATTAAATAAAATATATAGTAACAATAGTGAAGTCAAAGGACAGATAAACGATTTATTAAAAAAATCAACAGATGTAGCTATACAAGGTGGTTCACAAATAAGTAGAACTGCTTACGATAAATTAGTATCAGGATTACAAGTAAACTGGAATTCTGGTGAAGGTGACTGTTTTTTTATAGCAGTAGCACAAGCAATTAATTATCATAATTGTACAAATCCTGAAAACCCTATAATAAAAGGTGATACAGATCAAATATTTACTCAGAAAGATATAAGAGCTTTAGTATTAACATTTTTTAAACAAAAAATAAAAGAGAATGAAATTAGTAATATAACAGGAACTACATTTAAGGATGATCTAAATGTGACTTTAAATTCTGCAAAAAATGAGTTAAATAGAGAATTTATATCAACTTTATCACAATATGGTTTAAATCCAAAAACAATAGATGAAAACACTTATTTAAGATATACAAATGATATTTATGGTAATGGTTCCAGTGAATACGCATATTTAATTAAAAAACCAGAACAAAAACCACAAAATAATCCAGAAGAACCTTTTCAAATAGTTGAAGATATTGATGCCTATTTTTTAAGTTCTGAATATTGGGGAAACTATTTAGCATATGAGGCAATTTTAAAAATACTTAAAATAAATGTAATAATAATTTTACAAACTGGAGATAGCCTAAGTGTGGGAAATGTAGGTAGTTTATCATTAACTGAGCATTCTGATTGGGATAAATACTTATTTTTATATAATAATGGTGGTCATTTTGAATTATTGTCCTTTTCAATGGATTTTAAATCACAAGGTAAAAGAGATAATAGTACAAAAAAACTAACCAATAAAGTTACTATTTTTGAAAGAGGCAGTGAAATAATGCCACCAATTTACATGATATTTTTAATATTTTTTTCATTATATTTAACTACTCCTGAGCAAGAAGACACCTTTTCTATATTACCAGATCAAATATTTGTTTTAAAAGAGAGTTATGATAATATATATGATGCAGCACAAACACAGCTAACAAATAGTGGTAGTGTAGATGGAGAATACTCAATTTTTTTTAATAATTTATCTACTATTTTTAATAATCCAAGATATAGAGCTGATTCTTTAAAATTTCAACCTACTCCTGTGGTTCCTTTAGTAATAAATAAAAAACGAAGTACTGGACCCGGGTTTAATCCAGGTGCTCCAGTAGGTTCAAATATAAGTGGATTAAAACGAGGTAACAGATTTAAAGGAAAATATACAAAAGGTGGTGGTGAACAAACAGCAGGTGATATTCCTTCTTATTATCCTTCATCTTATCAACAACCTTATTCACAATATCCAATGTATAATCAACGACCTTATTTGGCAAGAAATATGGTGAAAAGAGAAAATGATTTTGACCCATCCAAGTTGGCATTTGATATTACGATTTCATTAGAGTTATATCCAGGAACAAATATACCTAAAGAAAAATTAGTTGCTTTAAAATGCAATAGTAGATGGGAAGATGTTCGAAAAGCATGGTCAGAATTTATTGGTAAACCTTATGTTATTATACCCAAATATCAAACTAGTCAAAATAATAATCAAACTAGTCAAAATAATAATCAAACGCAACGTTATAACCCTGATCAATATCAAAACAACCAAACAAGACGCTATAACCCTGATCAAAGAAGAAGAGGAGGAAATGTAAAAAGATCTATAACAAGAAGAAAAATATAAATTAAAAATAAATCAGTAAAATAATAAATTACAGATTTATTTATTAAATAGAATCAGGCACATGGCTATATCTTTCAAAATCAAATTTTTTAAAAGCTTCTTTTTGTTGCTTTCTTTGTTTCTCTCTTTTAGCTTTCTCTAATATAGCAACGGCAGAAGCCATTTCAGTATCAGTAACACCCCCGTCATCATTTGTATCAATCAATTTGTGAAGAATGCGATATTTATGAGGAACAATACATAAATGACTTTCTTCATTAAATAAATAGTCAGATAAAATAGTAAAAATAGCAGTTAATCCGAGTGCAGTGTATATATCACGAGTACCCATCCACGCCATTGAAAAAACTAAAAGTTGTTTACTAACAGACCATTTCATATATTCTTCAGTAGATTTGCTAAATTGTATTTGTATAAATTTAGAACCAACGTTCAGCAAAATCATAATAATACCTGCAAAAAATTTGCTGTTATTCATATACATGATATGATGGTTGAAATATTGTATTCCATTAAATAAAGGTGTAAATATAGTTGTTTTTCCAACTCCTCCTACTTTAATATTTGTAGAAGTAGGATTAATTGATTGAGTAGGTGGTGGATTCATTTACTAAAATAACATATTATTATATTTTTATCATTTATTTTTTTCTCTTTAACTAAAGCCAAATCTAGCAAAATAATTATTAATACCTCTTTTAGATTCATTTACATGATATGAAGCTTTATTATGAAAACTTTCTGTAGATAAACGTATTTTTCTAATAATTGGTCTATAATAGCTACGAATCATTGGCGTGAAAGACTCATTTGGTTTTGAGTTAATGTACGCAAAAAAAAATATTATTAAAATAAAAAAAAAATAATAGAATAAATATTTCATATATTATTATCATATAAAATATTTTTTAAATTACTGAATGTGTACTAGATATTTGATCAAAAGGTAAAACATTTTCAGTATTTTGATTTATATTACCTATTGATATTTGATTTGAATTCTTACCTTGTTGTAAAACTCTTTCTCTATCCATAGTATTATATCCTTCACGCCCTCCTGTAAATGTTTCTATTGCAGTAGATGATACAGATGAAGATACAATTGTGTCGGCTTGTGATTTTTTAGCTTTTAATGTATCTTGCATTTTTTTTAAATTATCTTTTTGTTCATTTGTTAAATTATTTAATTTATCTTCAGGATCAAATGCTTCTAAATAAAAAGAGTCATCTTTATTTATCATAATGATAACAAATAAAACCGCAATAACTCCTAATAAAATACTAAAATTACTAATTCCTAAAAGAAGAAAAATTAGTGATAAACGGCCTAAAATGGTGTGGGTTAAGAAATGAAGTGATTTTGATTGGCTTACTAAAATAATAAAAAATAATAATGCAACAATGCCAAACTTGTGCTTCTTTACAAATGTATTGTCCATATAAATATTCTAATATATTTTTATTTATTTAAAGAGATTTTTATTGTATTGTTTTATAAATTATTATCTAAATTTTTAATAAGAGAATGTCTTCTACTTTAGGTTATTCAACATTAGAAAATAATGAAAATGGTGATTCGGCAGATCAACACAATTTTTTAAATGAAAGACATCAAGCACGCAATTCAACACGTAAAAGACGAGAAAGTTTCATTACTAAACCGACACAAAATAAATTAAATCCTGCCATTCTAGAACAAATGCATAATATGACTAATGATGATGAAGAAGAAGGGGTTTTTCCTCCAAAACCTCACTCTGCCGGTGTAGAAAAAACAAAAGAACAAGAAGAAAAAAAGAAAATAACAGAAACTATGGGGAATATAAGTAATGATGTAATGTTTAGGACATTAGGGAGACCACCTCAACCTACTTATGATGGAGAGAATAATTTAGATTTAAATGACTACAGCAATTATGGTGATGAAAAAAAAAATGATGAATATTATAAGCGTATGTTACCTGGTTATCCACAACAAAAGGGACCTGGTCAAAACATGACAAATAAACCCTATTATAGTCAAGCAAACTATCAGATTCCTGAAACTACTGATTCTGTTCTTTTACAAAAGATGAATTACATGATTACATTATTAGAAGATCAACAAGATGAGAGAACCAATAATGTAACAGAGGAAGTTATTCTATATTCTTTTTTAGGAGTTTTCATTATATTTATTGCAGATACATTTGTTCGTGCAGGAAAATATGTAAGATAAATTAAATTAAATTAATATATATATATATATATTTAAAGGCAAATATGTATTAATATATTATGCTATTGTTAGGACCAAATAAAATTAATGGAGATATTTATTCTTCTGGATGGATTCATCTTCATGAAACATTTGAAAATAAAGTAGAATTAGTTCCTATTGAAAATCCAGATATTATATCAGGAACAATAGAATGGCAGGGTACAACTTATCCAATTGTCTATAATGAATTTGAATCTAATGAATTAATACATTCAAATATTGACTATCGTTTAGTATATATACCAAAAGAAGGATATACTACCACTATTATATCGTATATACATCCAAATATATTTACACGTTTTAGTAAAAACGATATATTGTTTAATAAATCAATTCGTATTGCAGAAAAAGATGAATTATTTCAAGCCAAAATAACATTACAAATGAGTGAAGAAGCAATTAAACAAATAGAAGATAAATTTAAAATTAAAATATAGAATCCTATTTATTCATCAACAAATAAATACCAAGAAAACTAAATATAATTCCTATTAGTTGCTTCCAAGTGTATTTTTCTTTATAGAATAATATTCCTACTATTAATATTCCTACTAATGTTCCTCCTCTTAGAAATATACCATTTGTAAATGCTGTATTATTGTGCTCATTCTCATAAATCATGCGTGTAGAATAAATAAAAAAGAAAGATGTAATACACATAAAAATAATATTTTTTATTTCAATATTTTGTAAATTTTTAAAAGATTCTGTAGTCTCTTTTTTGTTGTAAAAGTAATTGAAAATAATGAAAAGAATGAGAACAAATGTATAAATAAATGTTTCTAGATACATATAATCTGAAGCATTCAAAGATTTTGTTGTCAAGTGCCTGCGAAAATAAGGATCAATTGTTCTTAATAGTATTGAACCAAATAAGTGATACATATATTCTATATGCCTATTTTAATTTAATTTAATTAAAAAATAAATATAGTAAAATGATTTAAACCAAAGATGATATAGAGATATAATATACATGGTAAAATATATTATAATACATAATACACATAATGGTTGTTATGATTTCCAATGTTATGAGGATGAAGCTACTAGACTGAGACTTACATCTATAACAATTAATCCTCCAAAAATTTTTCTTTTTAATACTAGAGAAGAGGCTCAAGATTTTTTTGAAGAATATATGAATGACGTAGACTGTATTGATAACCGCTGTAAAAAAAGGAACGATATTGTTCATATGGATTATTGTACTTGCGGTATTATTGAAATGGATCAAGATGATAATCCAATTTTATTTTATAATAAGAAGAATCAAATATTCTTATTGGAACAAGGTGCACAAGTTTTTCAACCTTCACAAGAGTTGAAAAATGATTCTAAAAATTTGAATCTAACAAATAATATTATGAGAAAGTGTAAGTCTCTAGGTAGAGAGCAACGCAAAAGATATATTGATTTGGGTAAATACTGTGAAGATTGCAATAAAAAGGATGATGCAAAGGAGCAAGAAGGAAGTAATTCCGGTAGCGATAATGATAAATAATAATTAATTAATAATGAGTACTTTATTGGATGAAAAAGTAGGGTAAGCAAAATTATAGAAAAAGTAAGCAGTAGGACTAACAATATATGGTGTCGTTTTTAATATAATATTATCAATAATGATGTTATTATGTGAAATATTTTCAATAGCTGCAAATCCAAAAAAGTTTTCAGCTGCTATTTTCCAAAAACTTATTTTGAACCCTTGTGAAAAAATATTTGAATCACAATCGCAAATAGATGCAAAACAAGTAAGAACTTCCATACCTTTTTCAACTTGTATACATGATTTTCTGAAAAAATACACTGCAATAATTGTGTCTTCACAAAGGATAATATAAACAAAAATATTTTTTGTTTTAATCAACTCTACTATATTTGTTATTTCTACACATATAGATATATCAAAGTTTGATTCTTTCTCTCTTATAAAATTTGTCAGTAAATGTAAATTCTGATTATTTATTTCAATTAAATTATATTCTCCCGATAATTCTTCTGGTTTTGTCCATGTCTTTACTGAAAATCCATATGTTGAATATATGGTTAAAGGTACAATTCCTGTCAATTCATCTTCTCTCTTAAAGAGAGAAACAACTATGTTTTTATTCAATATTCGTTGATTATAATGATGTGTCTGGATTAACTGAGGAGCTATCCCTTTTTTCCGGTGCATTATATCTACACATAAATAATCCACATAATAAGCATCAAATTTAGCGTCTTTTGAATGAATTGCAATATGGATTGGACGAGTTGTCATGACTCCTATTGTGCTTGCTGTATTTATGGTAGTGCCTTTTTTCAAGTCAATGCGACACATTTCTTCGTTATAAAAAGATACAAATGTTTTACTATTATGACCTGTTAAATACGGTAAAATATTTTCTTCGCGAGGATTAAATACATTGTCTTTATCTTGCAAATAATTTGCCTTAATTAAGTTAACAAATCTTTGCGTTTGTACACTGGTTAAATCCGAAAACAAGATGGTTTCAATATTTTTAAAGTTAGTATACTTATTTTTTTGAGGTGGCTCTTGGTCAATAATTCCGGGAGTTTTTATAAAGTATCCTATATCATATATATGAAAAACGGGTTGCAAAGCCCAGAAACCGAATTTAAGTCGGATGTATCCGTATACTAATAAAATAATGAGAGTACTGAAAAATAATATATAAGATAAGTATTCTAACATATTATTTGAGAGAAGAAAATTTTAGCAATTTTGCCTTATAATTTATAGTTTTTTAAATCTAATTCTACCAAGTATCCTAATAACCAAGAAGTAATTATAACAAATATACCTTTTTCAAAAATAATGGTTCCATGAACTAGACACTCATTGGCTACAAAAAGTCCCTGTATGTAATAAGAATACGGAACTAAAAAATTATATTTTAGTCGAATGATTCCATAAGTGAATATCCAATAGGCAAGAAATCTCTCTACTATAGGATAATTATTGATATTTTTAAACATTTGTAAATGAATAGTTTCTAAAATAGGAATATTAACAATTTTCAAAATACTTACAGAATATAAAATATCATATAATCCATTTATTTTTACAATTTTTGATAACATAAATAATTACAGTTATAGTTTATATAAATATCTATTTATGTAGATTTTCTAAGATGGTTTCACAAAAACATACAAATATTGACTTTCATATCCACATTTTACTAGATCTACTTTTGAGTGCAAAATAAATCCGACATCTTGTGCCATATTAACAATAGTAGACGTATCATCCATATAAAGTAGTTGTTGCTGTTTACGAAGTTTACCATTATTATACTTGAATTTTTCATCAAATGTTGCCTGATTTCTCTCTTTATTTAAATTAAATTTGGATGTATATACAAAATCTTCAAAGGTTACTTTTGTATCTGTAATTCTCTCTTTGGAATATTTCTGTGGACTCACAATGTATAATGGATTCCCTGGTGGCAAGATAGGATCAAAGGTTTCTCTATCTACTAGATGAAGAACTAAATACCCACCTGGCATCAACCAACTCATAGCATTATCAAAAAAATGACGTTTATCTTTCATGTAATAAATAGTAAAATAAAGACACAGAATATGAGTAAGTGAATCTGTTTTAAATAATCCATTATCCAAAGCATCACCTACCATAAATTTTCCACTGGGATATTTTTTTTTGGCTTCTTGAATCATTGCAGAAGACTTATCAATACCAATAATGTTAAAACCTTTATTTTTTAATGCATATGCTTGGTGACCAGTTCCACAACCAATATCAGCAATTATACTTTGTTCTGTAGGATTTGTTGAATTAATAATGGTACCAACTTCATAGTCGTTTTTTGCTTCACTATATACTAAATAATCATAAACAGTTGCATAAAAATCATCATAAATTTCATCGCCTTCTTTAATTACAATCTCTGCATTATCTATAAAACCTTCTTTTGAAGATTTGAACATGATAACCATGCACAAAATAATTGCTAAAAAAATTAATATTTTTCCAAAAGGTGATAATTTATTATAAAAATGAGTAATGGATTTAAGTATTTTCATCTATATGTATTGTTGTTATTTTTTTTGTATATTTTTTAATTATATGGGAGATACAGAAATTAATGATATTAGAACCATTGGTCATTTCAAAGGGGTCTCTTTTTCAAAATTTAAAAAAACCGATGTCAAAAAAGAATTGCTAAATAGTTTAATTAATTCCAAAATAGAACCAGCATGTTATTGGAGTGCAGAACTTATTTGTGCAGGTCATTATACCGACCTATGGGAAATAATTTTATATTTTTATACAAAACATATTCATTTAGGAAATCCTAAAATAGCAGTTTATCTTGAACTAAGAATTCAAAATTTCAAAGAAATACTTAATACTGGATATATTTCTGATGAATTGCGAATGAGAAATAATAGTAAAGTGCGTCGCCTTTTCGCTGAAATCATGTGTGTACTATGTGATGCAAAAAGGAAACATAGTTTTGACAGTATTAAAATAAAAAAAGAAGATTTTGACATGACTCAGTTGAGAGATAAATTTAAGGCATCTAGCAATAAATATGCACAAGAAGTATTTTTAGATGAAGATCCAAAAGAATTATTTCCAGCAATTAATGAAATCGGGTTTAGTGTATCAGAAGAGGGAAAAAATATAATGAATGCATGCTATTGGATTGAGTGGATTATAGAGTTTGAAGTAATATGTAAAAATAAAAAAGAAAAAGTTGGATGCGAACGACGTAACTATCCCCAAGTGGATACTAAATTGCAAAAAGAAATCATCTGGTTAATATGGAATTTATTTTTCAATGAAGCTAAAAAGAGAGATAAATTTATTAAAAAAGTTATGGACTCTTTATTTTCACTTTTTACACTAAAATATACTTCCGGGTGTTATAGAAAAAGGCGAAATATTTTATATTTTGCTGTCTCTATTTTATGTGAAAATATTAGCAGTACAGAGGAAATTATACGTGCATCACAGCAAGAAATAATGAGTAATATTATTAAAAAAATAGACACTATTTATGGACAAATTAAAAAGAATGAAGAAACTCCAGGAACTGCTTATTTATTCAATGATGTCAAAACATATAATTTAGAAAAAACCATTGAAAAACTTGAAAAGATGAATTCGTTTGGAGAAAATTTTATACCTCGGGTCTAAATTCAATCCACCTTTTTTAAAATGTGGATATATATATATATATATATATATAAGTATGGCAAAGTATAATAATACTAGAAATTCAAACAAGAGAACAAACAAACATAATAAAACAATTCGTTCATCCAATAGTACATCTTTATCTTCCTTCCAAAAAGAAATTACTATGACCTTCTTAGAAATGTTGCTTATGATAAAGTTATATCATTGGAAAACTTATAGTTACCCAACTCACAAGGCAACAGATGAATTATATAGCAAGTTAAATGAAAATATGGATCATTTTATTGAAGTTCTTTTAGGTAAATCTGGACAACGAATAGATTTAATGAAACAAAAAAATATTCCACTTGTTGATTTATCTTCTCCAGAAGGGTTGAAAAAAAAAATACAATTATTTAAAGGATATTTGATTAGTTTAAACAATAATAAGGCTATGAAACAAATGTCAAATACAGATCTATTAAATATTCGTGATGAGATTTTAGGTGATTTGAATCAATTTTTATATTTATTGACTCTCAAATAAAATAAATGAGACAGGGTCTGAATTTGCTGCGAAAATATAATAAAAATTAATATATATTTTTATTATAATGGAAAATACAAAAAAAAGTTTATCTGATTCGATTTTGGAATTGACAAAATCAGCACCTGATGTAAGTGAATCTATATCTAATACTGCATCTAAATCAGCTGAAAGCGCTACAAATGCGGTTACTGAAACCGGATCAGGAATATTTGGATTTATTGCAAGTATTAGTTGGGTTACATGGCTTGTAATTATTTTAACTCTGGCTTTTCTAGGATTTAATATTTTTTCTTATTTAGCGCAAGGTACTCAAAATGTAAGTAATGTTTTTGCGCCTCTTTTAAAAAAAATACTAGATCTTATTTATGGAACTGCGAATCAAACAATTGATGTTGCTGCTGAGGGTGCAAAGGAGGTAACTACTGCCACAGCTACAGGTGTTAATACAGGTCTTACTGCAGTTCAAGAAGTGACGCCTAACACTATGAAAAGCAGCGTATCTTCTACAAATTACGAAGAAAATAAAGAAGAAATAGAAGAATCTAAAAATAGCTTGAATAAAGCATTGAATAACTCAAATAAAAACAATAGAAATACTGGTAAAGATGATGAATATGAACCAAATCAAGCATCCAGCTCTGTACATGATACAGGAAAGGCAGGATGGTGTTTTATTGGAGAAGATCGCGGATATAGAACTTGTTCTAAGGTGAGTGAAAATGATAAATGTATGTCAGGAGATATATTTCCTAGTCAACAGTTATGTATCAATCCTAGTTTAAGGGCATAACAAAATTATTTATAAAATAATATAAATTTTTAAAATATTTTTATATTATTTTAGTTTCTATAAGTATTTTTTTTACTTCTTTTTAGCTTGAAAGGTCTTGTATATTTCTTATATTTTATTTTTTTATGCTTTCTAGTTTTTCTTTTAGCAGTTTTCTTCTTTTGTCGTCTGGTTCTTTTGCCTCCTGCATTAACTTGTGGTGCAATCGTGTTTGTCACTTCTTGTCCTTTTTCTGGATTACTATAGGAAAAATTCTGACTTTGTAATCCAGTAATTTTTTTATCTTCTAGTTTGTATCCATTAATACCATTTTGAATAAATGGAACAAGTGTAAATCTACTTTCCAAAGCAGTAGCTTTATTTGCTGGTACCCAATCACCAATACTAAATTCAGTAACTGGTTTTGGCGGAATAGGAACTCCTAGAGCAGTGTATTGAGGTTTTAGAATTTCTTTATTAGGTTCAGAGACTATTCCAAAAACTAATTTAAAATAATCAGAATAAAGCATATATTCAATTGTACCATCTGGATTTTGTTTACCAACAATAATATCGCCATCTTTCAATTCACTAGCACCTCCATGTTGGTCATATTTTTGGTATTTTGTAACTTCTTCATCATTTGCATCATTTGATCTTTTTCTTGAAGATTGCCCGTCAGTCCTTGATTTTTTTGTTGAAGATTGTTCAACAAATTCTGTACCATCTGCTGCATTAGAAATTGCACGTTTCATATTATATTCATATTCTACGTAAGTTAGTTGCGGTTCTTCTACTTTTAATTGGCGGACATTTCTTGTAGTATCTTCATGTAAAAATTCTGGCGGACATCCAGCTCCACCACTAACTATAGCAAATTTACATCCATTACCAGAAGGAATACTACTTATTTCATTTAATTTTCGTTTGTTTCCTGCAGATAGTATTTTGTTAAATTCCGCTTGTTGATCTTCATTTAATAGTGACTGCATATATTCAAAAACCTCTTTTTGCAGTGTTATTTCTTCTTGTTGTTGTATTAATTCTTCTTGTTGTCGTGTTACTTTCTCTTCTCTTAATGCTACAGCCTCTTCTCTTTTTATAATTCCCGATATTTCATGAGAAAATAATTCACTTATTCTATGTTCAAATGTCACTCTATCTTCTTGACTCATACTTGCTAAAGTATCAAAGCTAAGTCCAATTAATTCAGTTGTATCAGGTAAATGAAAATAAATTATACCTTCTTCTTTTTTAACTTTAGAAATAAATAATCCACTTTTTTTAGCCATTTGTATTACATGCAAATTAGCATTAAGCATACAAAAATCAGAAATTTCTAAACTATCACTAACAAAAAAAGTAGCTTTTAAACTATTTATTATTTCTAAAAAGCTATCAATCTTTACAATTACTTGGTAAGGGTCATTTTGTATTTCTTTATCGTTATTTTTTTTTTTTCTTGCTTTTCCTCTTGATGACACTACTTCTGCTACTGCGGCTGGTACTACTTCTGCTACTGCGGCTGGTCCTACTTCAAGTTGTTGTTTTTTAAGTTGTTGTTTTATAATATTTAAAACATATACAATTAAATTTTGTTTTCCGTTTCTAAATAAATAACTAACTAACCCATCTATACTATCTGGAGTTATAACTATATATTTTAGAGATTCATTACCACCAGGATTGAATAATCCTAATTTAATCAATTTAAATAAATCTTCATATCCAACTGGTGGATTACTATCAATATTTCTAGAAATATTTAAACACATTTTATTATAATCTTCATCAGTACCGTTTGTTAAAGCACCACCAGTTATTTCATCTACTGCACTACTTTTATATAAAACATTTTGTTTTAAAAATATTAATAATTCTTTTAAATTTAAATCTTGTAAATGTTGTAATTTGGTTTCTAAACTACTTGATTGATCATTTGATGTTAACCTATATAATCCTGGATCAACGCCTTGTTGAGTAACACTAAATGTAATTCTTACAATACTATATCTTCTGTTTAATGTGTATTCTATATCACCAAACTGATAAAGTGCACGTGGACATTCTACACCAGAAGCTTCATCACAGCGTGTTACTATTGGTAATACTTGCAATACATTTTCAACTGAGTTGAGTTTTTGAATTGCTATTCGTCGTTCATAACCATATTCCATAGATGAAGTTAACTCTTTAGCCATATCTTCCCCACTACTTGCAAATTCTTCACCACTACTTGCAAATTCTTCACCACTACTTGCAAATTCTTCACCACTACTTGCAAATGCCATACTTGTTGCCCCTGTATTCATCAATTGTGAAATACGTTGTGCATTAATAGTCTCTCTTTGGGTAGCAGATAAATATTTTTGCAAATCAACTACTGTTATTTGGCATGTAAAATTTAAATCTAAGATAGGAATACATTTGAATGGGGAAGGGGCTGGTTCTCCTCTAGGTGTTTTAGTAGTAACTAATGAAATTTTTTCTCTTTCAGTTTGTGTTATAATAGCAATTTCTTTTTTAACTTCACTTTTTGAACACAAACTTGAATTTAGACCCCATAAAGTATATTTACCTGAAATATCTAAATCTCTAATTTGTGTTACTTCAAATGAAGTCAAACATATTTGACAACCAGTGACTTTTTGTAGTTTTTTAACAACAAATTCATGCATTGCGTCCCAAGTATATCCATTTTCTTTTTTAAACTGTTTTACAAATGTTAATTCATCTTGATACAACTCTGTAAGCCAATCTGTTACTGTATTAGATAATAAGTCATGTCCACAAGCTGCTTCATATAAAAAAATATCAAATCTACTAGTATTTGCTGCTTCTATAAAGTTTTTTAAATTTTCTATATATATATCCTGAAACCTATCAATTAGTGTTGTAAAATATTTTTGTGATAAAAGAACACTATCATCTAGCGTGTCTGGCCAGAATCTTTTTACTTGATACCATTTATGCATATGAAAACCTAACAATGTGAACTCTTCACATGATGTCATTGTATATTCATTTTGTGAATCATATAGTCTTGAAATTTCTTTTAAAAAATTGTCACGTATATCTTGTCTTTCTATAAAATACTGAACTATTTCAGTAACTATTGTAAATATAGTAACTATATTTGAAATATTTTCTGTAGCAGTTGAATCTACTAAATAATTTCGTATAATTTCTTTTAGACTTTTATAATTTATACTTCCTATTATACTACTATAATGATTTATTTTATTGTCTATTCTAACTCTAATTTCTTGTATGCATGTAGAAAATCTTTCAAAATCTCCGCCCCAAAAAAATGGAATATCTTTATAAATATTTTCTAATATAATAGAAAATAAAAAAACCATATTATCATAACCACGTTGACCTCCTCCAGCTTTTGTAATATCAATAACTCCAACTGCTGGTAAAGTATCATGAAGATTACGAAGTAATCTTAGACCATTTATCGCGCCTAATATGTCAGAACTATTTAATGCATATACAATACTTAACTGACTACCTATTTGAAATTTTAGTAATTCATTTTTTAAAGCAATATCTAACCGTTTTTGACTCATGTTTTCTAATATTCTTGGTAAACTTTCTTTTATTATATTAAAATTACTGAAACCAAAAAGACGTTCAATAGATAAAGGTATAACAGAACCGAAACCAGCTGAATCTAATATAGCTTTTACCATAAATGGAGTCATTAATGTATATTTTACTTCTTGTGTAGTTTGTTTTTTTTGACTTTTTTGTTTTTGACCTTCACTAACAGCCTCCATATAAACACTTTTAACATCAGATCTATTTAAAAAATCAACTTCAGTTCGTGTTGTTATTTCTGGAATTGGTTTTCCATCATAAAATAAAACAAATGTTCCATCCTCTGTAAAAGAATATATAGGATCTCTTTTTTTATTTTTAGAAAATCCAATTATAGCAGGTTGAGTAAATTTTTGATCATCTGCATAAATAGAGTATTTTTCATAAGATTTTACGTATATATTTTTTGGTTTTTCATTTTTATCATAACCTTTAACAATTTTTTTTTTATCTTCGTTTGCTATAATAGATTGTAATTTTTCAATAATAATATTTTTTGCCATTCTAAGAGATAAATTAGCTGCTTCAGCAACAGAACCTCCATCTAATGAATATGTATCAGTCAATCCTGTTATATTTTTATGTTGACTTAATCTAATACTTATAGTTTCATCACCTTTTGCTATTGTTGTTATCATATTATTATATAATATAATATATTACATTATTTTATTATATTATAAAATCGTTAAATAAAAAAATTCGGCTCTTAGCTTCACAGAACCTTTAAAAGGCGATAGTCGACGGAAAGGCGATAGCCGTTAGATCTAAACACTCATAGATAAATCTCCTGCGTCAGGATTGAAACCATTACCGGCTCCATAAAAGAACCAACGTAGAGATAAGAAATTATGCATTGCATCATTCATTCCATTATTTCCAATCATATTTGTATTTGGTCCTTTTTCAAGTAGTTTTTGAATAGCACTAGTACCTAATGCATAGTTAAAATACCACAAATTAGATATATATCCATCAAAACCTCCATTTGCGGCTACATATACATTTCCATAGTTTTGCTTAGGTACTCCAATTAAATTAATACTTCTAGAAATAGTACCATTTATATAGACATCTAATGTATTATTTTGACATCTAATGACAACATTTATCCATTTATTGATAGGTATATTAGGAATAGTAATTTCTTCATTAATTACTTGATATGTATTCATTACAAGAATCATCGTATTTGTATTAGGTGCAATATATAATCCAGGTGCATTATTCGGATCCATCATACCATTAGATCCAATAGTGTAGTTACCTTTACTAAATACATGTTTATAAGTTTCTGTAGTTGTTATTGAATTAATAAAAACCCATACTGACCATGTAAATTCAATACCATCATTTGCATTTACAGAACGATAAATTGTTTTTGATCCACTCTCTGTTGGATCCTGTTGAAACACCATCATTTGTTTTGCGTCTACCATTCCATCAATAAGATGTGGAGAATCATTTGGTTTCATAAAATATACTATACTTGATATTCCGACTCTTAATATTATAATAAATAAAAATATCACCAATAATAAAAAAGCAAAATTTGATACTAAACTATTGGATTCCATAAAACTAGAACTTCCATTAGCTCCAAAAGCTGCTGAATTTCCATAACCAGTATTACCGAACGGACTTACTTGTGATATTGAACTTGACATTGAATTTAATGGACTATTATTTGAAAATGTATTCATTCTATCTAATATATATATAAAATGAATAAAAAAAATTATCTAAAATGTAATACTACTTTTTTCATTTCCATTTTCCATCACTGATACCTGAATTTGATAGGTTCCGAACATGCTCAAACCATTTGAATAACCTGCAGAATAAATATTCCAAACTTCTTGTGGATTCAATGCATTAGGATAGTATTGTATCTTGGATGTCCATCCATCAAAACCACCTCTTGGTGTAATATGTAAATCAGCATCGCTATTTATTTGAGCTGTACCTGGTAATAAACAAGTGCGCACTAATTTTCCGTCTATATATAGATCCATAGAACGTCCATAAACACTTACAACCAAATTTACCCATTTTTGAATAGGAATATTTGCTACCATGCATGTATGAATAATAGTTTTATTAGGTTCAGCACTTGTTGTTTGTTCAGCTCCAGGATAACATGCTAAAGACACAGCTACATTATTTTCAACTGGGCCTAATACAATAGCAGGGCATGGATTTATTCCACTAATACCAGGTATAGAACCCTGATTATCTGTACTAGTTGCACCCATTCTACCAAGAATTATTTTTGGTTCACCATAACGATAGTTCCAGTCATTTACATAAAACCAAACAGAATATGCAAAATTACTTGCTTCTGCTTCACCATTTTTTGCTAAAGAAGACGCACTAATAGTTGATGTATCTTTACCACTTTGAATATTTTGAAGTGTATATGGATCAACTAGTAAATATCTTATAAACATAACTATTAATACAATTACGACTATAACAATTAAAATAGTTAATGGATTCATTATATAATATACAATTAGAAATTTTCTAGATAACTATTTTTTCTAAAGTAAAAACATTTTATTTTTTCTAAAGTAAAAACATTTTATTTTCTAAAATAAAATAAAATAAAATATAAAATAATTTATCTTCATACTGAAGATACTTCATTTATATTTTTAACTAAAATAGTCGTATTTGATTCATTTAGAACAGGTGGACTTCTGTTTTTTACCATATTATATAAATAATAAATATTTGTAGTAGTCAATGGTTTACTAAAATAAACCACATTACATATTCCACCTTCGATTCCATTACTATGACCTATTGTTAAATTATCTAATTTATAATACGGTACAACACCTATATTTGATTTTACAAGCTCTCCGTTCAAAAATATATCTAATACACCTCCACTATAGTTAATAATAATATTGTTCCATTTTTGTAATAAAAAATTTTCATTTTTGTAAAGAATACGATGACCATTTTCATTATAGTCTGTTAATTTATAAAGTTTATTTTTATTAATTATATTTCCGCTAGCATCTATTTGTTTATCATCATCTTGTTCAGTTGTTACCATTAATGTATTTGTACTACCATTATAAAGGACATTTGGTTTATTACCAAAATTCAACAAAGAAGTAAATTTGTTATAGTTTTCATTCATACTTGGAGGGGCTGCATGAACAAATACCCAAAAAGATAAACCATATTGGTAGTCGTATTGTTCACTTCCATTTAAATCTTGATAAGTACCTAATGCATATTCTGAATTTGTGTTTACAGGTTTATTTACTAATTGCTTACCACCTTGTGTATTAACTATATTGAAAACAGACGGCATTCTAAAATAAATAATAAATAATACAAATACACAAATAAGCATTAATAATGAACCAGCTTCGCCACTATATTTTCCTGAAATTATTTTTCCAATAGAGTCAAAAATTTCGTTGAAATAACAAGGTATATAAAATATAATACTCATTATCAAATTTATGAAAGTATTTTTATTGTTATTTCCTCCCGGTAATGGAACGCTTATTATTCTGTATATTAAACCTAACACAATAACAATAATTGCAATATTTAAAATCAAATAAGCAATACTAGATTGTCCAGAATAATCTTGTACAACTGTAGCAATCCATGTAATAAATAAACCTGATACAACAATTGCAAATAAAATAAGTAGAGAACGTTTAAATATACTTAAATTACTGCTAGATATACTTTTGTCTATTAATTCAGGAAAACTATTTACAACTACCAAAATACCCCATAATATACTAATTATAAATCCAATTACAAAAAATGCTGAATTAGATTCACCTTTTGAACCATCTTTATATGCCACACATGCCATGATTACAAACATACATAAAAACATTATGTATCCAATTCCAATATAGTTTGAAAAAGAAGAAAATTTGTTAAGTAAACTTGCACTGGCATTTGTTGCACCTTTTACAGGAGTATCTGGTAAAGTCATAACAATAATTAAATATAATAATCCAAAAACACCTATTAAAATAGCCAATAAAAATGAAAATCCAAAATATTGTGAAATATAACCTCCAGGGTCTGCGTTATAAAAAATAATAAATATAGTAATTAAGCACAAGAATAATAAAACTGATTTTATTCTTTCATAATTAATATTAAATTCATCTACGTAACTATAAGAAGCTGATTTATAAAATACGAATACTCCGATTGCTGCAGCAATAGGAAGAATAATATGAGCATAATCGTTAATAGTAGTTGGAGATATAAAACCAAAAAATAGGATTAATCCTATGGTATAAAAAATAACATATGTTACATTACTTATTTGTGAAAATAAATTTTTTAAATCTTTAATATTTGGTAATAAAAGACCACATAAAATAATAATAATTAAACAGAAAAAAAATGTTGTTAAAACATTATTTCTAATTTCTTGATCTGATTTACCTTTTTTAAGAAAAAAATTTACTTTGAAATATATTAAAATTAACCCGATAACTAAAAATAAAATGATTGCAAAAATTACATAAAATTCTTTCGGAGTTTTAATATTAGGCAAAACATTTTCATTACTATTTGAATTATCCATATATTACTATATCAAAATATTATTTAATCGTGCACACTAAACAAATTTGCAAATTTAAAAGTTTTATTTATATTATTTAGTATATTATTTTACTTTTTTAATAGACTTTTCCTTTAAATAATTTAATTCTAATTGTTTTTCTCCTGCCTACGATTTATTTTTATATTTAAAAGCATTTCAATTTTGAGTTACATATTTTCACTAGCCGTCTTTCTACCATGACAATTTCTGCATAATGCGATTAAATTTTGCACCTCATTTCCTCCCCCATACTCTAGACGTAACTTGTGATCAATCTCAAATGTATGATCTAGTTGTTGTTTACAATTTCCACATTTCCACTCTTGACATGAAGCAACATATTTTTTCTTTGTTTCACTTACAGAACGTTTCGTACCGTTTCTACCCGAGTTCAACATTCGCTTCTCTCCAGAAAATCCAGAACCTAAATAAGAAGGGTCTATTTCATTTAAATTCTCCATAAAGGAACTACCTTCTGAGTCATTTGTATAGTCCATAATCGGACTCAGAATATCCATGGAAGTCTTGTCAATAGGCATAAATTTTACCATATTGTTGGCATATAATAACATATTTCTACCCTGAGTTGGATTGCGTTTTAATAATATATAAATACCTATTCCTAATGCTGCATAAAAAATCATTTTATAATATTTTTTAAAAGACCATAACATTTTCGTATATTTTCCATCTGAATAGGCATTATAAATAAAAAAAGCAGTTAATCCTATTACAAATATTTCTAATCTCATATATATAACAAATAATATATACTTGTAAAAGTATTTCCAGTAAATAAATAATTAAAAAATATTTAATTATTTATATTACAACTTTTAACCTTTCAATTGCCGATTTAAAAAATCCTAAATATTAACTATACCGGCCTATAGTTGCGATCACGCACATGGTCACGCACATTGTCACGC